AGAACAACAGCAACAGCAGGATAAGACCAGAGGGTTACCTGATAGCAGACCTGAACTTCCTCCACAGATCCAGGCACTCACCCAGACCCCTCCAGTAACGAAAGCAGAGATCCCAGCAGACAAACCGAGCATCAGCATCGCAGGGGTCAATATCGACCTCCCAGACCCCTCTCTGGTTGCCACCGCAGGTGCTGTGGCAGTCGTGACTACTGCTGCTACCATGGTCTCCAGCATCGGTCTCAACGTCGTTAAGAACGCAGCTGAACCGTTAATCCGAGAAGCAGTTAAGAATAAGTTTAAAATTAAAATCAAACAAGTTAAACCTGTCCTACATTATGTGATGACTGATGCAGGAACAGTAGATATATTTCAATATTCTGCAGAAGGAACTAAGTTAATTGGTAGTACGGATAATGTAGAGCAATATATCCGAGATCAAGTTGAAACAAATGCATTCTATGAAACAGAAAACAAAATTATTATTGACGATGTTGTAGGAGATAAATTTACAAAAGAAGGGCAAAAGAGATTTAAATCCCTGTTTGCCCCTGCGAAAAAGATTGCTAAGAAACTCTCAGCAAGATTATCATTTTAATTTATCTTGTTGCCATATGCAGTTGTGCTGCATAAAGACGTTGTTCTTTGAGAATTTTTTGCTTAATTAGAATAAGTGCCATGGGTATGCTCCTTTACTTGTTTAGGGTATTGGTGCGTTCCTTCAGTCAACCTTTGCGTCTATTTTACACTCTTTGGGAGCAATTTGTTTGAGCTCCCAAACTAAATCATTCTTTTGTTGTGGTGTCATTATTTGTTTATTAATTCTACCAACAATCAACTGTGCTTGTAGGCAAGTTAGAATGAGTGCTTCCATAGATGAACGTTCCGTTCCGAGTAAGCTTACTTCCGTCTGCTTTTTAGCAGATGAACGTACTTTATTTAGTTGAGTATAATTGTAAAGTTTGATACAATTTAATGCCTTCTAAGTGTTTGTAGATACTCAAGAACATGCCAACGAATACCCATGAGTTCGTTGTAGCACTTCTGATTGTGAGCACACTGTCTTAGCTCATGATCAGGTTTATAAACACTTTCGATAAACAGGTCTAGACCTCTGTTCCACTTTTCATTTTGGGATTCGGTATCCATTAATCTCTTTGCCTCCAATCTTCAGGTCTATCTTCAGTCCACCAGTCTATCATGTCATCGATACCATCGAAACCTCTTTTACCAAATCTGTCATGACCTGTTCCACCAATATCTAATTGGTTGAGAAAGTCATCCATATCACCTTCTTGCATGTCAGGATTTTCTGCTCGTCTTCTTGCTTGACGAAGAATTCTTGCAGCAGATCGATTTGCTTTCGCAAGTTTCTCTGCCCATATCATTTCTTCTAGACCAACTTCCTCCTTGTTTACAATCCGTTCACAAATAGACTCTAATCTGAGCCTGTATTGGGTGGAGAGCATAATATTCTCTGTCTGAATTAATTTTATTTATTTCCCTCAACACACTCGGTTTCTTTCTTGGCACTGGAATAAACCTTGTTTTTACCATCAGATTTCATCCAACCGCAACCCATCAACCATTCTTTTGTCATCGGTGTTGGTTCTACTTGATCCCATAAAGGTCCAGCAGCACACATTTCAAGATATCTTGCTGTATCTCCTGGTCTAATCTTTGCTGTGTTTGCATCTGCTTCCCATGCAACAGCACCACCTTGACCAGCAAGACCATAGATACGTGCAGTCATATCTCTAACAAAATCAGGAATATCTTTATCCTGATAAACTTGTGCTATGAAACCATTCTGAATACCACCAGCCATACAATCTTGAACTGCGTGCCATCCTTCATGACGGAATGTTTTGATAAACTCTCTACCATCTTCTAAGAGATCTTTACGAATGAAGAAACGATTATAAGTCGGTTTGTAAATACCGTTTGTATTGTGTGGGAAATATCTTTCGTCTGCGATGTAGATAGCAACTCCAATCTTATCAAGTGCTGCAATAATTCTGGAGTATTCATCTTTATACTCTTCTTGTGCTTTACCTAAATCCTGTCCTACCTTAACTCTTTCAACTCCTCTCGTGCATTCTAAAAGTATCATGCACCCTAGGGCATCATAACTGTAATCTTTTACAACAGGTTCTGCAGTAACTGGTCCAACTAATGATGCTGCAATAAAGAGAGAAGTTAATAATTTTTTCATGATGGATATGCGTGTGTAAGTCCCCAGTAGATAAACAATCCCATGGAGGTGAATATACAAATACTCTTAATAATTAGGCTAGTCATATGCGATCATCCCATCCAGTATGTTCAGCATACTCTGTATATAGTCTTTTTACGTCGTAATCCACTTGATTTAAATCTCCAAGAGGTGCTTGATATCCTTGACTAATTAAATAGTCGATAAATTCATACACATGTGGTGTAATTTCTGCTTTCATTCTAACAAAAGCAGATAAAAGAAATGTTCTTTTTTGCCACGTTTCGTCCTTTTGTCTCCAATCATATCTATTCATCTTTCATTTCCTCGTTTGCTAAGCGTAGAATATAATAAATGCAATACAGTGTAAACAATAATCCACTGCCTAAAATAACCATAACTCCCCAAGGAAAATCATTCATAATCGTCCTCGTAAGTGGATGGTTCTTCAAACAACTCATCCATTTTTTGTTGTAAAATTCGTTCTTGTAGTTCTTGTATATCTTCTTCTGTTAGTATCATTTGTCCTTGAGTATGTCTTCTATTCTTTTACGCATGTTTGTACTATCTTGCTTGAGATAATCTCTGATAGAATAACCACGTTGGTTTCTTAGGATACAAGTTCCTTGATAGAACATCGTAGCAGCAAAGACTAGCAGCAATACGATGCCAATTATTTCAGGGTAATGTTCAGCCATGGAAATACGGGTGGAATAGCACCAACGAGTCTTAGAAGTCCTTCAGCAAATAAAGCAAGAACCACCCAACCAACACACATAGAAATAAGGGAAGCATTCCGATTGTGCCGTCGTATAGCAGCATCAATCATCTCCTGACACTGTTTCTGTGTCACTAGATGGTCTGGATCTATTTGGTTCATTCGGTGGCTCATGTATTTTTGCGATACCTATGATGGGTAGCATAATAAGGGAAAATCCAATAATACCCAAACAAACTGAATTATTTAAGATTTCAGCTGCAAGGTGTGTCATAATAAATTCTGTTCTTTATAATTTTTCAGTTTATTGAGAAGGTGTTGATATTCTTGTTTAGTAACTCTATCAGTTGTAACTGCTGATTTCTCAGCACATAACATAATTAAACGATTGATGTCTTTTTCTGAGAGTACGTACATTTGAATACCTCTCGAACAGTAGAATTACTTACCTGCCTTATTTATTTTTGTATCTTTATTTTGTTGATTTGTTACAACGATTGGTGTTGGATACCTGACAACTACATCAGCACAAATTTTTGCATATGGACTGTCTGGATGAAACGTAATACCAGACTTAATTGCTTCTCCACACTTGAGAAGTCTTACCAATTCAAAATCTAATCTTGCCTTGTCTGCCTCAGCATTCTGTCTTTTGATTTCTGATCTTGCTCTTTCCTTACATAACTCTGATAGACTTCCATCTAAAGGAAAGTTAAATCCCATACTCACACCACCATTCATGGATTGCGTTTGATATACTGTTGGATCATGACTACCGTTTAATGTGCCCAAAGCATATGGGGCAATACTCATCGTCGGTCCCTGGCAACTAACTCCAGAGCCATACGTATTGACTGCATATGGCCCCTGGAGGACCTGGACTGCTTGGTTAGTAACGTTTCCTGTAGCAGAAGCACTAGGACCAGCAATATTAGTATTACTAGGAGCTGTTTGAGCCAACGATGCCGATCCCGATACATAAACACCTACTGCGTAAAGACAGATGTAGAGTTTGTGGTAGATTTTGTTTCTGTTGTTCGATCTATCCATGTTTCCTTAGCCACTCCAGTTCCAAGTATTGTTTCACTGAACTGGAATGGGGCACCCTGAGTTTGAATAGTATAGTTTGCTCCTTGTCGAGGAGTGCCAGGGATATTAATATTAGTTCCAGACACAGTGTATGATGTGCCAGTTGTATATTCAACTTGACGAATAGTTTCTACAATTTTTGTGGTAGAATCTGTGGTTGCAGTAATGGTGCCTCTAGTAAAATTAGGCACAACTTGCTCGGCATAAACAGGAGTACAAATGACTCCCGTTACCAAAAGCAAAACGGGAGTTATATGTCTCATTTGAATACACTCAATTCAATACTACGTTGTGCTGTTCCAGTAGTACCAGGACCACCAGCAGTAATAGTGGGAACACCAGTTGGTGATAGAGTTCCTGCAAGAGAACCTTTGTCTCCACCTAACTGAGTAACACTGTCCCCATAAAGATTGGGAGAAGCAATTGTTCCAGAAGCTGCCGACTGATTGGTGACTGCTGTATCAGCAGGACGGTAAGTTTCTGAGAAAGTAAATGCTTGACCTGCTGTATTGATTCCATAACTACCAGCACCACTAGATGCTCCACCAAATGTAGATGATTGAATATTTGTTCCAGAGACGGAGTACGATGCTCCTACTCTTGATGATTGAACTGCTGCACCTTGCACACCCAACTGAACTGAATCAGTAATTCTCGATGTAATTTCAGCTGCAAATGACGAAGGCATAACGAAAAAGGATGCCGCAAGTGCGGTGATTACCTTTTTCATGTTCGGTTTCTCCTAAAAAATGTAAATGACGACCTGAGGTATTTATGCTATAAATATCTTTCGGATGCCTTCGGGGTCCACTACAAACAACTCGCTTATTTAAGGAGAAGTAAAATGAGTACTACCAACACGCTAACCACTTTTTGGAAAGAATACACACCACACGCTGTAGGTCTGGATGATGTTTTTAAT